AAACTTGATTCATATTCTGGGAAAAAAACCATACAAGTAAATCTTCGTCAACAAATAAACTCAATAAATCCGAATGTTTATCAAAATAATATTGGAAATACCCCTTAATTATAAACATTATCAACTAACTATTAAAACATATGCAACCAGCACTATCATCAAAGGGAGCAATCCCAAAAACAAATAATAATATAACTAGTCCATTTGGAGATACATCTTCTGGTCTATTTGGTAGTATTTCAAAAGGATTAGGATTTCCTTCGTCTACACCTATTTCAACATCTAATCCAACATCTAGTTCTCCAAGAGTAGGAGTTTCTTCTCAATCTGCATTAGGAACAAATAGCGGATTATTAAAACAAAGTAGTCCAGATACAACCTATACTCATATTACAACTACAAATCAAAATGGAGCAACAACATCTAAACCAACACCAAATCCAAGTGTTTTAGCTCAACAACAATCTCTTAATAAACAAGGAGCTGGACTTGTTGAAGATGGAATTGCAGGTCCATTGACACAAGCAGCGATAGAAAAATACGCAAATAAAGGAACAACTCCTAGTTCAACAACCCCAGATATTCAAACACCTAAAGAACCAGAAGTTACTCCTCCAGCACCTTTAACAACAGCAGGACAAGCTCCTGGAGTATTATCTACAGGTAAACCAACAGATTATGAAAAAACAACAATAGGAGGACTTATAAATCAATCTCAAACAGAAAGTCCTCAAGTTGCTAAAGCTAGACAAGATTTAGCTGATTTTGAGAAAAATTTAGCAGAAACAAATAAAAATATATCCGCACAAGGAATATCATTAGATAGTTCTAGAGGTCAAGAAGCAAATATTGGTCAAGCTGCTACTGCTGAACATCTAGCCTTACAAAATGCAGTTACTAATGCTTTATCTTCACAGAGTCAACAAATTACAGCTGGTACAGCTGCTAATACAGGTGCTCAAACACAAGCTAGTCGTGCCACAGGAGCAGCACAAAATGTTCTCGGAGCAGTTGCACCACAGTTTCCAAGTTATAGTTCACAAACTGTTCAACCTGGTCTTATTGGAAATGAAACTGGTGGAACTTCTGGCACTCTAGATAATGCAATTTCAAATGTAACTCAATTACTAGCTAGTGGTAAAATTGGATATTCAGATGCTCAATCACAACTTTCTGGTTATGGTCAAAAAGGATTAGATGCTCTATCTCAATGGGCTACAGGTAATAATTTCAATATTGCTCAATCAAATACTCTTGCAGGACAACAAGGTTCAATAGGGGTTAATTATCAATTAGCTGATACAGCTCTTAAAAATGTTGAAAGTAAATTACAAGATTTAATGTCTTTACAAAAAACTAATATTCCTTTAGTAAATTCAGCAACAAATTGGATTTCTACAACTTTTGGAAAAGGCTCAGAACAGACAAGAGCAATGACAGGTGCAGTTCAATCATTAAGAAATGCTTATGGTTCACTTCTAGCTTCTGTTAAAGGAGGAACACCAACTGATTATAGTAGTCAGGCCGCCGCAGAAATACCAAATGAACCAACACCAAATGATATAAAAGCTATTAGAGATAACTTTGAAGTTCTTGGAAAAGCAAGAGCTAATATACTTGGAAATCCTGGTCAATCAGGAGTAACTTCAGGCAGTACGACTGGAGGAGGATTATATGACTTCTAAAATATTATGGATACACAAATAGACCCAAGAGCAATCAATATGGCAAAGGCAATCCGTGATCAAGAAAGTGGAGGTAATTATACATTGCCAGGTAAAAGTGGGGAATATGGTGCATATCAATTTACAGAACCAACTTGGAATGCTTATGCTAAAGATGCTGGAATAAATACACCTCTTAGTAAAGCTACAAGAGAACAACAAAATGAAGTCATAGTTAAAAAAATAAATAATTGGATAACAACAGGTAAAGCAAAAAATGTTGGAGAAGTTGCTTCTATGTGGAATGCAGGAGAAGGAAAACCACAGGCATATATAGAAAATAATGTTGGAACTAATAAATTTGGAGTTCATTATGATACTCCTGCCTATGCAAAAGCTGTCGCTCAAAATTATCAAAAATATAAAGGGCAACAAACTCAAACACCTGATATTCAACAACCAGAACAACAAACTGACCCAAATGCCCCAGATACTTACGGTGCTACATTTAAAGCTTCTTCAAGTGATACTCCACTACAAGCTGGATTAAAAGCTGTTGGAAATGTACCCTCATCTATAGCAAATCTAGCAGGTGGATTATTTAGTGCAGTTACACATCCTATAAAGACAGTAGAGGGCATTGGAAATACTTTTGCTGGAGGAATAGAAGAAGGGTGGAATAAACTTACTGGAGGTAAAAGTAGTGATACTCACACACAAACTTTTGATGCTCTTAAAAAATCTCTTTATGATAGATATGGAACACTTGAAAATGCACAAAGAAGTGCAACTAATGACCCAGCAGGAGTTGGTGCAGATATACTTTCAATATTAGAAGGAGGTGCAACTTTAGCTGATAAAGCACTAGGAACTACCGGTGTAGATATAGCTAGAACAGCCGCAGAAACAGGAATTAAAAACTTTGCAGATACCGGATTAAATGTAATGCCTAAAGTTGGATTAGGAAAGACAAGTGGATTATTAAATAAAGGATTAGGAGCTGTTGCTAGTAGAGTAACATCAGGATTAGGAGCTGTTGCTACTGCACCTATTAAAGCAGTTGGACAAACTCTGGGATTAGAAACTGGTGTAGGTTACGATCCACTAAAACAAGGACTTAAAGCTGCTTCAGAAGGTGGAGATGCTATGAAATCTTTTACAGAAGGACTAAGAGGTAATGTCGGCCCAGATGAATTAGTAGACCAAGCTCGTAATGCTCTTGGTCAAGTTGTAGAAACAAGAAATACTAATTATAAAAATATGCTATCAGGTCTTAAAGCAGATTCTGCAACATATGATATTTCTCCAATTGTTCAACAGGTAGATAAAAAATTAAAAGATTTTGGTGTAGTTAAAAATACTGATGGAACTTTAGATTTTAGTCGTTCTACTATTGGAGAAGGAGCAGATGCTACAAAAATACAACAAATATATGATGATGTACACAACTGGGGAACTAAACCAGGAGATAGAACAGCCGTTGGTATAGATACCTTAAAAAAACGCATAGGAAATTATTATTCTCCTAATAGTGATATTCGTTCTTTTGTTACTTCTACTAAAAAAGCTACAAGTGGAGTATTAGAAAATGCTCCAGGGTATACAAGTGCTATGAAAAATTATGCTGAAATGTCTGATAGTATTTCTGAAATACAAAAAGCTCTTTCATTAGGAGATAAAGCTTCTGTTGAAACTTCTTTTAAAAAACTTACAAGTTCATTAAAAAATAATGAGTTTAGGAAACAAGTTATTGAAGGATTAGATGCCGACACAGGAGGACAGTTACTAAATAAAATAGCAGGACAAAGATTGAGTGCAATTACTCCAAGAGGACTAGCTGGAATTACAGCTGGTGGTATTGGAGGTATAACAGCAGTAACAGCAGGTGCAGGAGGTATATTACCATTAATTGGTTTAGCAATTACAACTTCCCCTAGAATAGTAGGAGAGTTTATAAGAGCACTTGGTTTAGGTGTTCAAGCAACAAATAAATTAATGGATTTATTAAATAAGTTCTCAACCCCAGCAGTAATGGGAGGAAACATAAATAATAGACTTAATCCTGGTGTAATGTCTAAAGATGAACTGAAAAATAAAATTCCAGGATTATTCAATGGAAACATTAAACAAAATTATTAATTAACATTATAAACAAATGGAAGCACTACAAGAAAAAATAGACCAAATAGCAAAAGATACTTCTTATATGAGTGGGCAATTTGATATGATTATTCCTTTATTACAAAAAACAGCAGATGATCACGAAAAAAGAATAATTGAACAAGAAAAGAAAACAGAAAATATTTCTGGTAAAGCTAGTGTTATTGGTGCTATAATAGGTTTTGTTAGTAGTGCAATATTATCATTTTTTAGTAATAAATTTTAATTATGGAAGAAATACATTTTAACGGAGCAATAGAAAAAGAACCAACAGAACAAGATGTCTTACTTGGTTCATTTACTCAATCATCAAGACCAGATGTTTATATGCCTGATTTTTTAGGTATTATAGAAATGCAAGGTAAAAGACCAGCTTGTGGTGCTCACTCAGGACAATCTCTTAAACAAGTATTATCAAATTTTAGAGGTTCTCCTAGATTTTTATGGAATAAAATAAAACAAATTGATGGATATGGAGCAAGTGCTGGAACTGATATGTTATCAATAATGAAATCATTAAAAAATAATGGTATTTGTTTTTTTGATTTAATTGGTAATGATGTAACTCTTTCAGATAGTGATTATGCAAATCCTACAATTTCAAATGATATAAATGATGAAGCGAAACTTCACAAAATAGATACTTATGCCTTTGAGTGGAATCCAACTTTTGAAAGTCTTAAACAAGCTATATATGACCATAAGGCAGTTATTATGTTGCTTCGTGTAGGTGCTGAGTGGTGGACTAAAGATAATAATTTAGGTAACTCTTGGGAAGAAAAAGATATACTTCCTTTACGAACAAATGTGCCAATTACTTCAGGACATTTTGTGGTAGCATTTGCTTATGATGAAAAATATATTTATTTTATAAATGAATGGAGTGATACTTGGGGTAAAAAAGGTATAGGTTATTTTGGAAAAGAATATATGCCACGATGTATACAAATTGGAACAGCAGTAGATTTAGAAACAACAAAATATATTTTTATTAAAACATTGAAATTTGGATCAAAGGGATTTGATGTTAAACAACTTCAAAAGAAACTAAATCTAAAAGATGATGGAATATTTGGTAAAGATACAAAGTTAGCAGTTCAAGGTTTTCAACTAACAAATCATCTTGTCGCAGATGGTATTGTTGGTCCATTAACAATTAAGGAGTTAAATAAATAAAATGTGGAACATATTTATGGATTGGTTAATTACAAGTAGTGCAGACCCAGATAAAAACAGTGCAACAATTACTGGAATAGTGATTGCTTATGCCGGCTCAATCGTATCAGCATTATCAATTTTTAATATAAGTGTTACCTATGAAACAGTAGTGCATTATATTTCAACTGGTGGTGTAATTTTAGGTTGTTTATTAGCGATGTTTGGATTATGTAGAAAGATTTACTTTATGTTTAAGAAGTAGTATACTGTATTTGTTTAAATCGCCCCAAAATAGAAAGCCCCTCTAAATTGAGGGGTTTTTTATTATCTACTTAAATGTTCTTTCATTCGTTTAACACGAATCAATAATGCAATAACTTCATCTAAAGTTAAGTTTTTAAATAAAGTGTGCCACATACGATGTTTTTCAACATATATCCAAAGTAAATTAGCTTCTGTTGATTTACCTTGACGACTTTTCGGAATGAGGTGGTGTCTGTTTTGACCTTTTCTTTTCATAATATTTATGTTTTAAAGAACAAATAACTTGTAGCGATTAGAGGAATCGAACCTCTCCTATACCTTATGAGGGTATCGTGCGACCATTACACTTCCACGCTATAACCCACACGATATTTATCACATTCTTTTCTAGATAAGTAGTGAAAGGGAGCGAACTCCAATACGGTGTGGGCGGTAATTTAATTCCCCCATAGTCCCAGTTACTTCTATGTAAACTTTCACTAGGGTTTCAACAGAATGGGGTATCTACATTTCAGTAGATGTCATTACAACGCCTCTGTATCTAGTCGGTGTAATCAAAGTCTTGTATCTGATGTTTACAATCATATACTAACTTGTGCTAGCGAGCTAAGATTCGGACTTAGAGTTTCTTGGTTCAAAGCCAAGTGTGTTACCATTACACTACTCACTAATTCCCTCTGTTATAGTTTTTGATACAAAATAAATTTAAAAAAATGTGTACTATACAGAGGACTATATAAATTATACTCCCATATAAAAAAATACACAACAAAAAATACCTAAATTGAAACTTAATTATTGCAGTTCAATTGATAGGTATTTTTGTAATCAATTTAAACTTAAAAGTCCGTCTGTGTTATTTTAGCTTTCAATAACCATTTCGAAACCTAGAGTAAAAATTTTAGCCAAGTATAGTTCCAAGTATAAGGTGGCACTTATAATTATATGCCTATCTAAAATTAATGCAAAAAGTTATGCACAGTTTTTATTTTACATATTGTATTGTAGGTTGTATAATATATTTATGGACACAGAAAGAACACTCTTATTAGAAGCAAAAATAGACATAGATAATCTATTACAAACAAGCAATCTTATTTACTTAGGAAAGATTATTAGAAGTTTAAATAGATACTGTATTTTAAATCAAGTGGATCTAAATATTAAAAGTGAAGATATTATTAAATTAAGTCAAATGAGTATTCCAAATGAATAAAAAACAAATTGAAAAATATTTGAAAGATAATTGGATTAAAAAAAGTAATAATCAATTAGCTAAATCAATAGGAAAAAGTCAATCTCAACTAAGACGATATGCTCGTAAAATAGGATTGCCACAAAAAGAAGGTGGTGGCTCAAATAAAGTAGAGTTCAAAAGATTAAGTGTAGATGAACTTAAAATACAAAAACAGAAAGGCGACGAACTACAACACTCAAAGAGGAACATAGAGCAACTTTTAAATGAAAACTTAAAACTAACTAAAACATTAGATATACTTTCAAATGTTAGAGAAGTAACAACATTTAAAATTACAAAACATAAATCTGTGCATTCTGAAGCAACTGCCGTTATTTTAGCTTCTGATTGGCACTTAGGCGAAAAAGTAGATGCTTCAACAATTGGTTATGTAAACGAATTTAACGAAGTAGTCGCAAAAGAGAGAGCAGAAGAGTTTTTTAAAAATGCACTTAGACTTATAAAAATATTTGAAAAAGATATAACTATAAATACTCTAGTTTTAGCTTTGCTTGGAGATTTTATTTCAAATACAATTCACGAAGACTTAGCAGAAACAAATACTATGTTACCAGCAGACGAAATATGTTTTGCTCAAGATTTAATTACTTCTGGTATTCAATTCCTTTTAGATAATACAAAACTTAAAATAATAATTCCGTGCCACTCTGGTAATCACGGTAGAATGACAAAAAAACAAAGAATATCAAGTGAAGCAGGTAACTCTTTGGAATATTATATGTATAGAAGTATCGCTAGTTATTTTAAAAAAGAAAAAAGACTAGAGTTTATTATTCCCCGTGGTTATTTTTCTTTCGTGCAAGTTTATGACAAAACATTAAGATTTCATCACGGACATAATTTAAGTTATGGTGGTGGAGTTGGTGGAATAACAATTCCAATAAATAAAGCAATCGCACAATGGAATAAAACTCGCAATGTAGATTTTGATTGTTTCGGACATTTTCACCAATTCTTAGATGGTGGGTATTGGATTTGTAACGGGTCGATGATCGGATTTAATAATTATGCAGAAAGTATAAAGGCAACCTTTGATAAACCAAAGCAAACTTTCTTTTTAATAGATAGTAAAAGGGGTAAAACAGTCGTCGCTCCTATAACTTTCACAAAATAATGAACTGCAATAATTGTGGTAAAAAATGTATAGCAACATATTGGTCTAAATTGCTCAAAAAATGGGTGTGTTGGTCTTGTTTAGAAGATTAGTCCACCTTGTATAGTTTCGTCGTTCTGAGAGCCTTGTAGAGCTTTATAGAGGCATTGTGATAACATATTATGATTGATAAATGTAAAAACCGTAAAGAAATAGTGAAATCAATTCGTTTAACTTGGTCGTCAATGGACTCACACCTTGATTATTTAGATGTGCCTTATAAAAAGGGCGAGCCAAAACGCTTTCATATAAAAACATCAAAAGAATATGCAGAGATTATTAAAACATTAGCTGATCAACTTTAGTTGCGTTTAAAATTAGTAGGTGTATAATATAAAAAGTGGTTAGTCGCCACATTAGTAAGATTAACTTTTGCGTCGCTCGTTCAGTCTATCTACTCGCAAAAGGGATAGATTGAACAAGCGAACAATTAAATAAGATGGATATATGGGAAAAAGACGGAATTATATTTATTAAAGTAAGTAGTCGTTTTACTTATACTTTTAATATATCTAAGGTAAAAAAAATAGGAGATGTAAATGACGCTCCTGGCTCTTTTTCTATGTGGGGTTGGATAAATCATTTAAGAGAAAAAAATTGGTGGCACGATAATCTTGAAAAGTCGTTTATAAAAATTTGTGAACATATAATTAAGTAATTTTATGGCTAGTCCACAGAAAGAAAATGGTTTTACTTCAATAGCAAATGAGATTATTTCTTCATTAGTAAAGGCGTGTTTACTAGGCTCAGAATATCAAATAACTTTTTGGGTTATAAGGCAAACATATGGATTTCAAAAAAAGGAAGATTTTATCTCTTTATCACAATTTGAGAAATGGACAGGATTATCAAGACCAACAGTAGTAAAAACAATAAAAAATCTTACATTTAAAAAGATTATTATTAAGGAAAATAATAAATATAGGTTCAATAAAGACTGGGAAAAATGGGGTAGTAAAGGCGTGTTAACTAGTAAAGGCGTATTTACTACTGCTAGTAAAGGCGTGTTAACCGAAACTAGTAAAGGCGTGTTAACACACAAAAGAAAGAAAGAAATTATACAAAAGAAAGGGAGTTTATTATTAGCTAGCTTAGAAGAAATTATGTATAACTATGTAAATGTAGACACAGAAGGAAATCCTATAAGTAAGAAAAGAATACCTAAAATATCTAAAGAAGAAAATGCCGAACTAATAAAAGTTGGTTTACTTTGGCAAAAAACTATCGCCGAATATTTGAAAGTAAATATAAACGATGTAGTAATGAAAAATATATACTACCCAATACGAAGTGTTTATAATCGCGACAGATTTACTATTTCAGACTTCAAAGGATTGTTTAACTATTTCATAAACGATAAAGCAATCAAAGATGACAATAAAATGAGTTTTGATTTATGTATGTCAGAAAAATATGTCGCAAAGTATAAAATATCAAAGCGGTCGAAAGAAACACCTAAAACACTATCTCAAATGTCAGATGAGATAAAACTATAATATGAAACTAATTGATTTAAAAATAAAATCTAAAATATTTGAAATAGAGCTAATTAGTAGAATTAGAATAAAACAAAATTTTATATCTAAGGCTATGACTTTAATAAATAAAAATGATTTTCAATATTATGGAAAACATTTTGAAATAATTGTAGATTGTTTTAGAAATGATAAAAATGAATTTATTGAATTTAAAAATGCAGGAATAAATTTTGATTTTCTTAACAATAGTAATTTATCTTTTAGAGATATTGAACCTATATGTAAAGATTTAAAAGATGTATCAAATGCTATTAAATTATGGACAATACTACAAAAAGGTGTAGAAGAATTACCATCAGAAAATGTTAGAGAATATATATCTGGTATTCAAAGAGATATAATATCAAATATAAGAAATGAAGAAGGTTCAAAAAATGATATTCAATCTGTTTTAAAAGAATTTGAAGAAAGAAAACAAGAATATCAAGAAAAAAAAGCAAATGGTTTTGAACTACTTGGAATTTCAACAGGTTATAAAAAACTTGATGATGTTATTGATGGATTAAGAAAAGGACATTTTTGGATAATTGGTGGTTATACAAGTATGGGTAAAACTGCAACAAGTTTAAATATAGTTTCAAACTTAATAAAACAAGGTAAGAGAGTAGTATTCTATTCTCTTGAAATGAGTTCAGTTGATATATTATCTCGTTTACTTGGAACTATGAGTAACGATAATGGACTTAGTATTATTAAGGGTTACCAAAAAGATAAAAAAATAGTTGAAGAAAATACTCAAAAAATAATAAATAGTAATTTATCAATTCATACTGGAATGTCTGAATTATCAGAAATATTATTTTCAATGTATGAAGAAAATATAACAAACCCAGTTGATTTATTTGTTGTAGATTTTATACAGATTATGACAATAAAAGGATCTCGTTCAGAATATGAAACAATAACAAATTGTGCATTGGAATTACAACAATGTGCTAAAAGATTAGCTACTCCAATTATGACTTTATCTCAAATATCAAATGACGGAGCAAGAACAGGCGATAATGTTGTAATGAGTTTTAAGGGTTCTGGTGCTATCGCTTCATCAGCTGATTTAGCTATTGAAATAGGAATAGGAGAAGAAAGTATAAAAGATTGGAAAGATAAAATTAATTCAGGTAGTCCAGTAAAAATGAAATGGTCAATAAGAAAAAATAGACACGGAAGAGTTGGAATGATTGAAATGTCTTTTGATGGTAAAACTGGAATATTTGAAGATTATGATGAATATCAACAAAAAATATTAGGAGCATTTAATTTATGAGTAAAAAAATAAACCCACAAAGACTCTCCCGAATAATAATGAGTAAAGAAGTTAAAAATTCCCAGCTATCTATGTTACAAATATACGGTAGTTTTACCCCAGAGCAACGAGAAGAAATAAAGCAAATGTTTATTAGAAATAGTTTAAATAAAAAATAAAAACTGTGCATAACTTTTTTAACCATTATAATATATAGTTATTTTAAGGTAAAAATTTACTTGCATTGTATTGCAGTATTGCTATAATAGACATATGAATAAATTAATTAAAAAAGAGGAGTTAACAAACGGATTATTATTTATAAGTTTAGGGGTCGCATTATTCGCACTAATATTGTCAATGTAATATGGAAGAACTAAAAAAAGCAAAAAAATGTTTAGAGTGTAACGGAGAAGGTGGGGGGAATGAAGACTATTTAAATGAAGACCATAATTTAGAAAGTGGAACAGGCGATTGGGTAAAATGTGAACATTGTAACGGAACAGGCGAAGAACCAAATGAAGGAATAATAAAGGACAGATTGCTTGATAGTGATAATGTAATAGAAAAGTTAGGAGAATATCTAGTTAATAAAAAAAGAGAAATAAATGGTCGTGGGGTAACTAAAGATAACTTTGAAGATATGTTTGAAAATTGGTTGTCTAATTTATCTTTAGAAGAAATAACAAAAATGATAAAAGATACAGATATTATAAGCGATAATGATTTTTAAATTATATGGAAATAAAAAATTTAATGACATATTTAGAAATTATAAAAATTGGTGGATTTATTAAATTAAGAGAACTTGGATACTCATATTATGAGTTATATCATAAATTACCAAACAAAGAATATGAAGGACATAATCTTTATGAGGTTTATAAATAATAATTATATGAAAAACAAAAATTCAGATACGGCAAAAGGAATAGTATGTTTAACTTTCTTTATTGTAGGTCTTATTATTGGAATTTTATTAAAATAATATATGCAACATAAAATAATAATCTCAGTAAAACGACCAGACGGGGCAGAAATATCAAGAACTTTAAACTACAACCCCGACACAAATTATCAAGAAGTAGTAGAGTCAATTATTAACACATTAGAAAAAGAATTATAATATGGACAAAATTTTAAAAATTCAAACAGAAATAGGAGTATTAAGTAAAACGGAAACTAATCCTTTCTTTAATAGTAAGTATTTTGATGTAAACCAAATAATCGCACAACTTTTACCTTTATTAGAAAAATATGGAATAACTGTTATGCAACCATTAAGTGAAATAAATGGTAAACCTGCAATAAAAACAGTTTTATGTGAAACTTATAGTCAAGGAGAAGAAAAAATAGAACATTGTATATTAGAAGAAAAAATTCCACTCCCAGACTTACAAGATCCACAGAAAATGGGAAGTGCAATAACTTACTACCGTAGATATGCTCTACAAAGTCTATTCCTACTACAAGCACAAGATGATGACGCAAATTTCGCAAATAAGGGAGAAAAAGTTATTCAAACAGAACCAACTTACACAAAGCCAATGAATAAGAAAGATTATGCCGACCTAAATGCAAAGGCAATGAAAGCAGAAGCAGATGGAGAAGAACCATTTAATTAATAAAATTTATAAAAATAACTAAAAAATAATATGGAAAAAGAAAAAGTATTCGTAGATGGAATGATATTTAAATTACCAGACCAAAACACTAAAGATAAAGCCCCTTGGGTTAAAGGAAAAATATCAGTTAAAGTAACAGATTTTATTGCATTTTTAAACAAACATAATAATGACGGTTGGGTAAATTTAGACCTTAAAAAAAGTAAAGAAAAAGGAACTTTGTATTTAGAACTAAACACTTATAAAAAGGCAAAAGAAGATGATTTAAAACTAGATGATGAGCCCGAAGTATCAAAATATCCAGAAGAACCAATTAAACCAGAAGATATACCTTTTAATTAGTTCCTTAACAAGAACTAAAACTATTATATGTTAAAAAAAACTCCACTAAAAAAGAAATCTAAAACTTCTCTAAAAAAATTAATTCAAGAATTAACAAAATTATCTCACGACTTTATAAGACAAAGAGATAGTATAAAGAAATATATAATAGGTGGTTATTGTTTTGATTGTGGAGATTATACAGAATTTCAGCAATTCCAATGCGGTCATTTTATACCAGATAGCACAGGTGGAGCACTACTAAGATACCACCCGATAAATATGCACGGACAAGCAGGTAAATGTAACTGTAAATATAATCAAGAGTTTGTAAAAATAAATTACACTCTGGCTATGGAAAAGAAATATGGAAAAGAGTATGTGCAAAAATTGATCCAATTAAAATACAAATCAATAAAGGCAGATGAAATATTTTACTCAAAAATGATAGAACTATATAAGGAAGGTAATGAAAAAAAAATAGTCGCATATTTAGAGAGTTTAATTTAAAAAGTTATGCACAGTTATAAATTTGCAAAGTATTGCTATAATATAGAGAGTAGATTATTAATTTAAAAAAATTTATGGAAAAAATAATAAACACACAAAAAGAGTTTGATAAAATAAAAAGTGATTTTAGTGGAAGAATTGTAATTAAAGATACAAAAGAAAGTATTTATGTTAATAGAAGTTTTGATAATGCTTATATATCTGTCTCTGACAACGCAACCATCGAATCTGTCTCTGACAACGCAACCATCAAATCTGTCTATGGCAACGCAACCATCATATCTGTCTATGGCAACGCAACCATCATATCTGTCTCTGACAACGCAACCATCATATCTGTCTCTGACAACGCAACCATCATATCTGTCTCTGACAACGCAACCATCGAATCTGTCTCTGACAACGCAACCATCGAATCTGTCTCTGACAACGCAACCATCAAATCTGTCTATGGCAACGCAACCATCTTACTATTCGGTATGGCTTGTATTTGTTTCTTATATAATGCTAAAAAAGTAACTTCACTAGGTATAAATATGATAAGACAAATAGGTACTTCAAAAATTGATATGAAACTTTCAAAAGAAACAAGTTTTATACAAATAAAAGAAGAATTAAGTTTAAATAAAAATCCTAAATTTGAAACATATAAAAAAATATACCCTACAGAAGAACAAAATAAGAAAATAATAATGTATAAGGCAGTCCATAAATCAAAAGATGGAGAATATTATTCTAATTATAATAATAGTTTTAAATACATAATTGGAGAAACAAAAGAAGAAGTATGTTCAAAAAATCAAGACGATAGTTGTTCACAAGGAATTCATATATCACATAAATTATGGGCTTTAAAATTTGGAAGAGAATTTGAAAATATGGCACTACTTGAATGTGAAGTAGATGAAAAAGATATTGTTGTTTCAAGAGATTGTGATGGTAAAGTTCGTGCAAGTAAAATAAAGGTCTTAAGAGAAGTTCCTAAATCTGAATATTAATATGATTACTAAATTAAAAGACGGACAAGTTTTCATATTTGGATCTAACCTAAGTGGTAACCATCTCGGTGGTGCAGCAAAACAAGCTTATGAAGACTTCGGAGCAATATGGGGTAAAGGACGGGGAATACAAGGAGTAGGAGATGATTTTAAAAGTTATGCTTTCCCGACACTCGGTATAAATATGGAAAAACTCCCATTAAAAGATATTAAAGAAAATTTCAAAGACTTAATACAAATGGCAGAGTGGTGTCCCGATAAAGAGTTTCTCTTAACTCCAGTAGGTCAAGGAATTGCCGGATTTAGTAAAAAAGAAATAGAAAGTGTAATGCCGAAACTTCCTAAAAATATTATAAAAATTAATTGGTAGAAAATATATGACAAAATTAATCCCGCGAACTTATCGCCACGAACTAGAAACAGACAAAAAAATAAAAAAGTTAAAAAAGATATTAAAAATTAGTGAGAAGAAAGTTATAAAACAAGCCGTAGATAGTTTATATGAAAACTTCAATTGATAGAGATGTCTATAATAAAATAAAAAACTGGTCTACTTTAAAGTCAGAAAATGTTATTGAAAAGATAAATGAGTATCTCAAAGAAGTTAAGCCTAAAAGCTACCGAACATCATCTCAGAACAATGCTCTACACCTCTATTTTTCGCTCGTAGCAAAAGAATTAGAACGAGAGGGACATACCTCCAAAATGTGATGGAACACATCCACAAGGTAGAAATAACCCCTACAATGTCAAATGTGAAAGAGATTATATGGAAAGAAATTCAAAAGGTCGTATTAGGTAAAGCAAGCACAACTGAACTATCAAAACAAGAAGATATTGACGCCGTTTACGATGTAATGAATAAATGGCTAGGGCAAGAGTTCGGTTTGCATATTCCATTTCCTTGTGACGAAGAAAAGCAATTTAATAAATTATCATATAGCGAATACAAAAAATGATACCTAAAAAAATACAAAAAATAATCGGTACTAGTAAAACAATAGACGAAAACATATTTCATAAGGTTAAGTCTGCTGATCGCCGTAGACAAATAGAACTCCAAAAACTAGACAATGAAATAATAGACTACCCAGAAATGTCTATCAAAGGAAACTATGCTATAGAACGCGAAAAAAAGATTAAGTATAAAAAAATATTCTGGCGATTGATACTTTTAATCCTAGCAATCCCAATCGTGTATATAACAGCAATTTTCATTTATGACTTATATTAGAGCAAAATTAGACAAGAAAAAAATTCCCCACAAATCTAAAGTATTAGTAACTTGTATCTGTGGGTGTAACAAAGAGTTTTACACAACTCAATCAAGGCTAGAATCAGGTCGCAAGTATTACAATAGAGAGTGTTTTTTAAAGAAGTTTATTAAATAAGTATAAGAAATTTTATGAAAAAAATAATTAAAGATTTATTATGGTATATTTTAAATAAATTAGATCCATTATCGATAAAATCAATGGAAATTAATAATACTCAAATATCTATTACTTTCAATAAGGATTTTTGGGAAGTTGATAAATGGAATCATTTAAGTGCAACTATTTTGTGTTGTTTAAAAGTAGATAGTGAAAGTAAAAAAACACTTATGGATAATATTTTTGTTTATAAGGATACTGAGATTAAAAATAATTTTTCAGTTAAAAGAGATATATAATTTTATGAAATCCCCAATAATCTACAAACAAATCCCCACACAATATGCCTTCTATGTTTCAGAAGATGGAAGTGTAAAGGTAACAATAGTAACAAAACTTAATGATATGAAATTTAGTAACGAAAAAGAAGCTAGAGATTATATTAAGAAGTTAAAGGAAGTATTATAATTAATCAATGGTATGTCTATGGGGGGTTAGGAAAAGAAATGACGATTTCTATATACCCTAAACTGGAGAGAATCAAGCTAGCAGATGAGCTAGAAGTAAGTGTATCCTTTTAATAACTATCAGTTATTCCTCCCCACAGGCATATCATTACAATTAATATATGGAAAAAATTTTAATAGTAATTATAGTGTTGTTAATAATTTTAAAGAAATAGATATTTATAAATAAAATATGAACCAAAACATTAAAAACTTAGAATTTAATAAAGAACCTGAACAAATTCATTTTCACTATCACATTGAAAATGAACCAGTTATAGTAATAAATAAAGAAGGATTTTATTGGAAAGGAGAAAAAGTTGAGGATAAATATAATATTTATGAAAGATTTAACGACTGGCTCAAGAGAGCTAGAAATGAATAACTATGACCAATCAAATTAAAAACTTTATAGAGGAAGGTGAGAAGGAAAGGACTGATAGTGAATTAGCTATATTTTGGAATGAAATAGCTACTTATTTACCAAAATCATATGAAAGAAGTGCTTTAGGAGATGAAAAGATATTTATAGCATTTAAACAGGCATACCCACAATTAAAGAAACATATCCAAATCTCACTTATAAAGATAATTGTGGAACATTATGAAAGTAAAATACCACATTACGCAACTGGTGAGTGTGAACCAACTGCAACTGATAAGGAGATAGAAGATATGAAGCATTGGTCTAATGGTTGGAATGCTTGTAGGGAAAGATTTATATTAGACAACATTTCATCAAAATTAAAAGATTTAACCGATGGTAAATAGCCATCTAAAACATTATGTATGAAGCACACAATAGAACATAATCAAAAAATAAGTAATTCTATGAAGGGTAAAAATACTTGGATGAAAGGAAGGCATTTGTCTACTGAAACTCGCAATAAAATTAGTATCTGTGGTAAGGGTAAAAAACATTCACTTGAATGGAATAAAAAAATTAGCGAAAGTAATAAAGGGAAAAAACGCTCTAGTGAAACTAAAAAAAGAATGTCAGAATCTGCGTTCAAAAATCCAAGAAGATACTGGTTGGGTAAAAGTAGAACAAGTATGTTAGGAGAAAAACATTTTAATT